GTTAATCGTGCAATCCGTCATGCCGTTCTCTCTCCTCTTGTGGGCGAGATCTCCCGCTCTGCGACTAAGCGCATTATCACGCATATTGCGAATGGTTCAAGCTAACATTCATTTACCTTTTCCACGGTCCTGATCTCCGAGCAGCTCCCACGTAGGGAGGTGGCGGAGGGAAGGTGGTAAGTGTTTCCACTCCCGGCAGGCACAATGCCTTAAGATGAACACGCTCAGATTACAGTCACCATTGGCTGCGAGCTTTGGAAGATCAAGTAACATCCCACTGCTGGGAGATCGATCCTGATGTTTATTTTGGGGTTTCGTATTTGTTTGGTTATTTTGTTTCACCCCATTTTCTATCCTCTTTTTCTTATTTTCTCAATGTATACGCCATAATCGGGCACTACAGGTGGACGGACGGTCTACTTGCACAGAACGTAGATCCTAGCTGGTTAGGCCAGGGGACTTGCGACTGCACGAAGAAATAACGGTCGGAACACGGTGTGCTCTTGATCTAGATGGTGACTACTACTTTGCTTTGTTTCTTGCTTTTCTTCTTCCCTCTTCCAGCTGCTCGGGCTTGGGCTTCGGCTTAGGCTTGGCTGCCTGCTTGGGCGCCGCACGAGGAGCAGCCTTCATTTTCTGTGCGGCGAACTCATTTGATGAGCCGTGTTCAGCCAGGGCGCCTGTTAACAGGCGAACTCCCTTACCGATTGTTCCCGCCCAGGGTAGGGGTACGAATGATCCAATCATATCGGCAGCGTCGCCGATGGTCCGGAGAACAGATCTCCACCAATCTCCCTTGGCATTTTCTCCAAACTTCACAGCCACTGGCAGTTGCGTAACTGCCATCGCATACATCTCAAGAGCGCGAAGATCATATCCCGCGGACGGTGATGCGAGCACAGCGAGTGCAGGCTGGAGGAAAGTAGGAGCCCTCTCTACCACGACACGCAGTGTCACAGTGAGGGAAGTTGCGTTGCTAAGGCCCGTGAAGAATGAACCTGAGGTGTCAAAGTGGTTAAACTTATCGACAGCAGGAACATTGTACGAGACGGAAGCGAGGGAAGTATCGATGACGACCTTCTTAGGAGTGCTCTCGAACAGTGGTGTCACGACAGGAGTGTCGAACACATCGGCCGCCACAAACTGGGCGTACTGAGGAGAAGCAAGCTGGATTGGATTAACGGTGGTTCCAAGCGCACACACGGAATAGACACCCTCTCCGGCATCCCACGTCCGAGTTCCTTTAAGCAGCATTGCGGCTGCAACCTCGGGCGGAGCGGCGAGAAAGCGTTTTCCGGATCTCATCTGCAGATCTGTAGCTGGGACCTCCACTCCCCACATCGCGTCAGTACCATACTGAGGCATGCGATAGGAAGTGATGGTACCCTGCTGGTACAGCTTAGCAGTGGTGTTGACGACCTCATATGCCATTGCAATGACACGGGAGGACCCGTCGAGAATATCGCTGTTTCCCTCCAGAGGCAAGGCCTGGGAGGTATAGGTCGCACCCGCCGGGTCTGCCAGGTTTGCACCTGCAGCACCCGACACAATCGTGAGAGGCCCCATCAGACTCGTATACGGGTCAACAGGTATCTGCGCGGAAGTGCCTGACACGTCTAGGGATCCAAAATCCACATAGCGTGCCGTTGCGAGGGGGGTGGTAAAGAGATGGAGATCCCAGTTACCTGCGACTCCGGTGGGAGCGGCGATGTTTGCTTGGTAGGTGAAGCAAGATATGATGGTCTGAGAGCCATCAGCATCTGGGTACCCCGCGAGGGGGTGCTCGTAGTCATGGAAGGGGTCCAGCGCGGTGACCAGCCATTCCTTGCCTTCTGTTGATATCATGCGAGTCTCTTCCATCTTGGTGAGAATGTCGCGTTTGCGTGATTGAGAAGTCTGCATCCTGTATGGGATTTGGTCCAGAGTTCGTTCTTGTGTTGAGTGTATGGGATCCACCCCTCCGGGTGGACTGTACATCGATGAAGATTCGGAAGGTAACACAATTTATTGCTAGACAAGGAGGGATGAAGATGGATCCGGGCCCACTCAACGAGATCGGGCGCAGAAGGGATGATGATCCTCCGAAAAGCAACAACAATGTGAAAATCCAACCAACTGCTCCGTGCAGTCTCTCGGCGTTCTTATTAGCACGGAAATATTAAGCCGCCCCAGCTGGGCAGCACCGTTTTGGGCAAGCGATCATTGCTGACCGCCCTTCATCGACCCCATTGTGAGCTACGCTACTTGTCCATCTACCGGAACCGCGTCTGCATCAAGCACCCGACTAGCGGCGCACCTGATCGATTGTCCACAACTCGCCCGCCTAGCAGCGCGAATAGG